GCTTCTATATGCAGTTCTTCTGCTAAACCGTCATAATAAGTGTTGTCTAAGTTTTTAGAAAATTTATACTGTTCGCCATACCTGAACACATTGCAACCAGCACACTGCACCTGACAATTATGTTCGTGCCACCTAGTAGAATAGTGTTTACGACTTTGAAAATGTCCGTTTTGTAGCTTCTTCCAATGGTCTTGTTTACCACAAGTAAAACATTGAGCTATATCATTCTTAGCAAACCTACGTCTTATATATATACTAAATATTTTATCTAGTTTTTCTATTAATTTTTTACGTTGTGTTTTTTTTGCCATTTGATTAGTTCCCCTAAGTCTTATATTTTATTTAACTTTTTATATCTATTTATTTTGTATTTGTTTTTTATGCCTTTAAAGGCAACAAAACATTTAACTAAATGTCTAGTTTTAATAAAAAATTCAAAGTTATATATTTTATTTTAAAAAAAAAAGAAAAAAACTATTTATTTTTCCAATGCTTAGTTATCTTCTCTGCAGAACGCATACCGAAATAACCACCATAAACCAAAAGTAATAAAGAAGAAAGTAAATCAATCCAGTTAGGGTCTATTTTAAAGCTCTCTAATGAACTATCTAATATAATATAAATAAACAGTGTAGCGGTTAAAAAAGCAAGTGTTAGGGGTCTTATATTGCGTGTTAAGTAGCTTTCTGTATTATTGTCCGAAACCCATCGCTTAGTTGTTTCTTGCATTTCAATTTTATCGAAGTTTAGTTCTTCTAATAAAAGTTGTTTATCTGCTTCGCTTAGTTTATCGTCTGCTCCTATTTTTGAAGCTAAAACATCTAGTGCTTCTATTCCTGTAACGTTGCCAGCTATTTTTAAAAGTTCTGGTGCAACTTCTTTGCCTTGCTTTAATAACCAACGTAAAGCATCGCCTACCCTTGTGGTTCCGTTTTCTTTTTTATACTTACCCATTCCAACGTGCTTTTGTTTTTCTTATATCATAATGCGTAAATGTTTCGTACATTCCTAAACCGCCTTGTAATATTTCGCCTGATAGCATAAGGTTATCTAAATAGTCGTAAGTATCTAAAATAGGGTCTAGTCCTTGAATAACAATATCAGCAGCTTTGCCTAGTAGGTGTTGAGAGTTAGGAGAACCACCGACCGCTTTATTATGTGCTTCACATCTATAAGCACTATTTATTGTTATAGGCATAGCAACGCAATCTCTAACGTACTGTAATTGGTTTGCTAGTTTAGTTATATTTACTAAAACATCTTCAGGCATTTTACAACCACACTTGCAATCAAACTCTTTTATGCTAAAATTCTTAGTCATTCTTTTTCTTGTGCGTTTCGTATATTTTTTGTGCCGTATATCCTATGGATAAAAGCAATAATATAATTTTTAAACCATTTTCTATATGCGTAAAACTAACCCCAAAGGTTACTGCATTTAATATCGCTATTCTCAAATCTTGTATATTCATAATTTTATACTGGGCAGCCCAATGTTATATCCCACGAAGTTCCATCTAATGGTGCGTAAACTTTAACTAAAGCTACCTCTGTGCTTGTTGTTTTACTAAAATTAGCAGTACCTGTACCAGTTCCAGCTATCGTTTCACTAGGCAAACCTCTTAAAGCTAAAGCGTTATCTAGGTTAGTCTGTTCCGTTGCTAGGCCTCTATAACCAGTATCTATAACTTTAACACCGTCAAACCACACCTCAAATTTATCTGGCACGTTTTTAGCATTAAAATTAAGTGTTACAGTTCCAGTCCCAGCTCCTAAATTAATGTTTAAAAGAGTAGGGAATTTTTCTCCACCAGTATATGAATATTGAGTGCCGCATACTCCTTGCTCTATTGCACAAAATTCTGGAAACTCTGGTACACTTGCTTTGTTTTTATCGTCACCCCAATGTGAGTAACAATATATTTCACCCCAATTTATATTATTTGCCATTATTATTTTATTTTATATTCTAAATATGAAAGTCCAAAAAAACAGTGCATTCCTTCTGTGTCTAAATCACAACTGTAAGTTTTCCAACCCCAAGGGTGGTCTTTTAAGTCACTCCATATAACATCAACGTGATACTTATCGCTTAAAATAGGCTCTTTAATCATTTGCATTTCCCCGTCTTTAATCTCGTATTCACCTTTTTGTAAAACTATATTTCCCAACTCAACAATAGTGTGATTGTGTGTAGGGTATTGGTTACCCTCAAAATCATAGTCCACGCCTAAATCTTCAATTTTTTCTTTAACTTGTTCTTTGTCGTTAAATTCGTATTTGCCTATTTTCATAATTCCGTTAATTTTACCATTTCGTTATTATCTAAGGCTTCGTCAAAAACTTGTATTTCATAAACTTCACCCTCAAACTCATTACTGCTATATGATTGTTGAAATTGGAATGTTTCTAAGTCACTAAAAAATCTACTAGTATTTAAGTAACTGTTTAAAAGTTGTCCGTTTGCAAAAATAGAATAATTGCCATTGTTCCACCTTATAGCTGCTTTAATTCTGCCGCCATTGTGTGCTAAGTCATAATCAAAAATTGCCGAACCTGCTGGTGCATCGTGAGCATAAAATTCTAAAACATTGCTTGTTCTGAACCTAAAAAACATTTGATTATAACTCCCACCTACTAAAGATATTATGTTTCCGTTTGTATCACTTGCATCGACTGGAAAAGGTTTAACGTCTATAAATGCGACCCCCTCATTTTTATTAAATTCTGGGTCACCATATAACCCAGTCGATACTCTAGTTTCTTTGTTTCTTGTAGCTATACTACCCTCTGTTTTTATGTAGCTAGACCCATATATTTGTTCCTCAACTTGTGACCCCCAAATAAAACAATTAGCATTGTTGTTTACGTCTGTGTCATCAATATCGCCCTGTGTAAATCTGGGACTATAAGAGTGCGTTAGTATATTATAACCGTCGGTTGTATATGTAAAGTATATTCTAAACCAACCATTGTCAAACTCCTCAACCTTTGAGCTTATTGCAGTAAATATACTAGTTGCAGTATAAGAAATTATTTGCTTAGTTAAAAAATTAAATCTTAAATCTACCCACGCACCAGAGCCTCTTGCTCTAATGGCTAAAAAGCTACCCTCACCTTTTTTTACAAAAATTGAATTAGTGTAAGTCTTAGCACCATAACCTATGCTTATAGCATCATATATATAACTAGCAGCAGTACTTGTTCTTTGTATTTTATCAGCACTTTCTGTACCGTCTGGTGAAATCGTATCGTTTGCAGTAACTGTTATATTTGTTTTAGTCCACGCTGCATTGTCAAACTCCTCACTTCTAATTTGTTTATTTGTAGATACACCCTCTAATAAAAGGCTAGGACATTCACCACTCCAATTTAATCTAGGATTGTCTGAACCTAAAACAAACTCAATTAAACCATCTTTATTTATTCTATTTGCAGCACCGTTTCTTCTTAGTTCAAAATCTCCGTCACCATTTACTGGTAAAACTGAATAAACTTTCAAAAATTTCTCCGCACTAGGCACTAATGCTAAAATTGGCTTTTTCATTATCTCTCTATTATTATTGATGTACTAGTACAATACCACCACTGTCCGTTCACTTGTAGTCTTAGCGTTACCACTTGACCTCTGTTTATTTCTATTGACCTACCAAAATCTAAAAGTACTACTTCTCTAACATTATTGCCGTATGAACTTGTTTGACTTCCTTTTAAAACTCCGTCTATATAAACGCTTAAAGTCAAAGAGCTTCCGTTTGGGAACTGTCTAGTTGAGTATGGCATTGATGACAATTGAAATTGACTAAAATAAGCATCAAAAGGTACTCCAATACCGCCATAAGCATAAGGGAAGACTGTTGTAGCTCCTGTACCGTACAAAGTATATGTAGAAATTCCACTAATATAGTGACGCCACGTAACTGATATTTTTTCAGTCGTTAAACCTCTGCTAGTGTATTCTCTTGTTTTAGCTTTTAAAACGTTATTTATCATTTAGTCTTTTCCTTTACTAAAGGTTTGTCCTGTTTTTTTAAATAAGACATTAACTTATTTAAGTTTTTTTTCTTTACTTTATATTTCATAAAACCCAACCGTTAAAAACCGTATCTGTATCAGGGCTAATATCGTCATTTGTGTTGCTTGTGTATTCTGGAAACTTAGATTGATTGAAGCATAAATAATCTACTAACCTTGTGCTATAATAATTTGCATATTCCCTAGCCTTACCTACTAAATAGTCAACTTCGTTTTTATTTACGTTTTCGGCTGTTTCGCTAGAATGTTTAAATACGCCGCCATTCTTAATTTGATATGCTGCAAATGGAATATAATTAACTTGAGCAAACCATATAAGGGTTGGTTGTATATAATCGCTTACAAGTGCTAAATAATCACCAGATAAAGTACTGTTTTCAATATCCGTACTTATTCGGTTATATAAATCAGTTCCTAGTAGGTTTTGGATGTCAATTTCTTGACCTAGTTTTATAAACTGTATAAACTTATCAGTATCAACATTCCCATCTAAGATGGAATTTCTTACTAAGTCAGTTCTTGATATAAATAATGCTGTTGCCATTTAGTTTTTGAATTTCATTTTATTCCAATATTCAGCAGTATAACCTTTATACTTCATATCCTTTGGTGCTACTGGTACTTTTTGAGCGTTTTTAGGCATTTTAAAACCTTTACTTTTAGCTTGACCGCTTGTTATTTGGCTTTTTTTACCTTCTTTAATTTGATAGGTTTTTCTAAACCATTTATGATTACATCTTGCACCACCTTTATATAACCATATTGAATAAGTATCAGAACCGCCTTTACCAAAACCAGCGTTTACTGCCTTGTTTCCCATTGCAACGATGTCCTCTTTGCGGTAAACCTTTTTAGCTCCTACCATTTTAGAACAAAATTGTCTGCTATTTGAACCAGCTTTTTGTGGTGCATAACTATAACGCACTAAAAACTGTACGCCTTTTTGACTATCTTGTTTTGATTTACCGTCTTGTGTACTTTTTGACTTTGGTCTTGCAATTCCTGTACTTACAAAATTCCATATCTTAGATAGTGTTGTTTCGTCTGGTTCGGTGTTTAAGTCTGTTATAACTTCGTCAAGCTCATCGTTTAATTCATAATCAACCTCGCTTTCATCTACTAAATCATATTCAGCTAGTAGTTCTTCTTCACTCTCTCCTAAGTCGATTAATTCATCAGCAATATCACTTCCCAATTCATCAGGTAAATCTTGACTAAGTTTAATCCCTGTTTCTTCTTCTCTTGTTTCGGCATCTTCAACGTTTTCTAAGTCTGTAAATTCTAACGGTTGAAGCGTTTTAAAGTACAATTTAAGGCTCATCTGATTGTACGCTAATATACTATCAAAAGCATCTATTAAAAGCATCTGAAATGGTCTTATAACGGTATTATCCATTAAAGTAGAAGCAGTCGATAATTCTTCTGCATTATTACCTAGTCCACTATTGTCTTTAATTCCTAAAAGCATAGGTGAAACCACTCTATGTGCTACCATTACTTTTTTAGAACTTTCATCACTTAAAAATTGATATTGTTGATGTGCTTCGCTTAATTGTATTGGTTCAATAGTTGCAGCACTTTCTGGATTGTCATTAAATGCTAAAATAAATTTACCAGCATTACTAGAACCGCTAAATTTTTGATATATACGATTTTCTAATGCTTGGCGTTCTTCAGCGTTTGGAGTACCATTGTTAAAATTGATTAACATACTGGGTGCTAAACCATTCAGTATATTGTTTAAATGATAGTTGCTTATTTCTTGTTCTAGTTCGGCGTATTGTAAACCACCAGCATAATCTGGACTTGAATAATATTTATATCCAGCTCTGTAAGGCTTTACATATATAATCTCAATATTTTCAGAACTACAACCAAAAGCTGGAATTCTAGTCGTGTGACCTACGTTCTTAACTTTAGACCAATCATCAGCGTAATAATACGCTTCAATTTTACCGTTTTCGTTACATTTTTCAGCTCTTAAATTTTCTACTGGTATGTGTTCAACTTGTGCAATAGTTTTACGGTCTTTGCTGTAAATAACTTGCATAGCACATTGACCCATAAGTTTAAGGTCATAGCATAATTTGCGAACCATATCTTTATGAAACAAAGAAATCATTTTAGCGTACTGCTCTGGCTTTTTATTTGAGTTTAAAGCATCTAGTCCACGTCCGTAAATCATCTCGCTAATACCGTTAATAATAGCGTTATTTGTTGGGCTACCGTTGTAACGGTCAATTAAATACTTGAAGTAATTATTATCAGCACCATAAGACACCCACTCTTTGTTTGATTTCTCAACAATTTCTGGAGTTGTGTAAGTACTTAAATTTACTATTCTTAAATCGTTCATATTTATATTATTATAAATTCGTTATCCGAACTTTCTTCACTTATATATTGGTTTTTATTAACGCTGTAATATTCATCATTACTTTGGTTAATAGCTTGGTCTGTGCAAAAAATCTTATCTTTATAAATTATATTGTTTAAATAACTAACCTCTAAAATATAAAAATCGCTTTCACTTAAAGTGCCGAAAACAGCATCAAACGAAATATAATTACCGTCAATTACAGAAGTGGCATTAACCGTAATACTTTTATTTGTGCTTTCACTAGTCAATTTTAAGTTCAAAGTGCCTACCGTAAATTCTCTAGGAATTATTTTAAAGGTTTTATTTCCGCTTGTGTAAATTAACTTCATATTAATATATAAATAAAAAACAAATATTTTGTATTGTGTAGGTATAAAAAAAGGGCTATCCGTTAAGATAACCCCATTTTACAAGTAAAAGTATTAATTATGCAGTCGGGTCAATTTGAACCGCTGAAGCATCGTCAGTAATTACAGTTGATGTTACAAAGTAAGGCGGTGCAGTTTCTTGTGCGTTCACCGTTAATGTATATCCTGTTAAATCTCCCATTGCAGCTCCTGTAACGATAGTCCCACCGTTTACATCGCCACCATTTTCAAGCCCTACTAAAAAGAAATTTCCGTTGTAATCCTCTACCGCCAAATGTGGACGTGCGTGAGCGATTAATTTAAGTTCTTCCTGTGTAGCTTTGTCTTGAAATGTCAAAGTCATATTAAGTGTAGTATCATAGAAAGTCGTTCCGTTTTCTCGGCTTGAAGTGATAGCAGTTTCCATTGAACTGTTACCTTTTACATCAAACTGAAACCACGTTGGAGTTCCTGAAACTCCTGTAATCTCTCCAGCTACGATTGTCGCATCCCCTAAAGTTCCGTAATCCGCAAAGTAGATAGTTTTAATTCCACCTACTGCTGATTTACAAGGTACTTTACGACCGCTAGTTATTAAGCATCCCATATTTTTATAGTTTTTTTAATAAAAAAGGGTAGGCAATTTTACCCACCCTTTTAAATTTGATTAGTTAATTATTATACAGTTTTTCTGTAAACGATGTCAGTAACTTGCGCGTACTGAACTCCAGCAGTAAATCTCATTACTACACGTACATTTTGAGAACCGTCATTCTCTGCCATATCAATCACTCGTACTTCATTTAAGTCATTTAATAGACCAGTTCCAAAGAATAAGTTTGATTTTTCAGCAGCGATAATAGTTCCGTTAGCAGCACCTCTTGCTGGCACAACAGGAATTCCGTCAAAGAATAAAGAACCTAAAGATTGATTGTTTCCTTTGTTTTCGTAACCGTTAGCACCCTCGCCACCAGATTGGAAACCACCTAAAGCTCTTGTGTAAGCTCTAATTACGTCAGAAGCTGCATAGATATATAAATCTTCTGAACCATAAACAGCAGTAGGAATTGCATCTGCCACAGCTCCTAGTTCAGTAATAACGTTAGCGGCTGTAATAGCAGCACCTGTTAAATCTTGTCCAGCTGGTAAATCTCCGTCAGCATCTAATAAAGTTCCAAAACCGTCAAACTGTCCACTAGTTGCAGTTGAACCAGACCAGATATTTTTTTCTGTTCTGTCAGCTACTTTTGCAGCAACGTGAGCTAATACGAAATCAGCAAAGTTTGGTGCTAAGTTGTCAAAAGCAGAATATCCCATTTGCTCGGCTTCCCACGAAGAATGCAATGTCTTTTTACAAATGTCAAGATTTACTTGAAATTCTTCTGGTTGTAGGATAGCTTCTGTTAAAGTTAGCGTTCCAGCATCTGTTTGAAAGTCGCAAGTTGCATCTTTTACGATGTCATCTGTTGATGCTTTCTGAATAACAGATTTGAATTTTACATTTGGCATTACGGTAATTAAACCTTTATCCAAAGTGTCAGCAGATAGTAAAGCAGCAGCGATATACTTGCCACTAAATTCTCCTGCATAAGTTGTTGTTAATGATACACTCATTTTATTTAGTTTTTAGTTGTTATTAATTATTTAGTCTTGACATTACTCGGTCAATAGTAGTGCTTTTTCTGTTTTTAGAAACACTAAATTTCGAGATAGTTTTATGTACTTCTGGATTTGATACAATAGGCTCGGCACTTGGCTCATTTAATTCGGCTTGTACTTCAACAGGAATTTCGTTAAGCTCGACTTTTTCGTGTTTAGCTAATTCTTCTGTTAAAAGGTTGCCTAAGTCATCAGCACTTAAATCCTCTTTTGGTTCTAGCATTGCTTTGATTTCTTCAATCATATCTTTAACCTCTGCTAGTTCTTCTTTAGTAGCATAACCCATTTCTTCTTTTTCTTCTTCTTTTGCTTCAACCTCTTCAACCTCTTCTTCGGTTTCTTCTTCGGCTTCTGCATCTTTGATTTCAGAAATAAGACCCTCTTCAGCAACTACTAATATTTTACCGTCTTCTAATGCGTACTCGCCAATAGGCAAAGCAACTTTCTCATCTTCTGTAACGATAAAAACTTCGTTTCCACTTTCAAACGCATCAGCCTCAATGACTGTACCGTTATCTAGTTTTGCCTGTTCTAGCTTAACTTCTTCGTTTAAGTTTAGAACGTCTTTGATTTTTTCTATCACGTTGTTTGATTTCATACTTATATATAATTTAGATTAATTTAATTTGTATTTTCGTTATGCTTTTTTCTGAATTATGAACCATTCGACGCCGTCACTCCAGATAGCTATACCCTCATAGTCTTTGTTTATTCTATAAGGATTTGAACTGCCGTCTAAGTTTTGGCCTGATGCTGGTGTAATATCAAAATGGTCTGACGATGAAAAACTACTGTCAGATATAAACCTTATTTTTCTGTTTGCGTGTGCTACTGCATCTGGTAATGTATAAACAGCCGTTCCATTGCCGCCTGTCCAAGAAATTTTAAACATAAAAGTATCGTCATAAATAGACTGGTTTAAATCTACATCAACACCAGCTTCTGCGGTTATGTCAGTAGATACAAAATAGTTTTTAAATTTAGATACGGTTGTTTGTTTAGTATCTCCGTTTTGAACGGTTGCAATTAATTCACTGCCTTGTAATTCTGTTGCTGTTGGTAATGCACTTATTTTTGCGTTTGCCATTATCGTTCTATTTTATAATTATTTTCTTGTAATAAAAAATCTCCGTTTTCTAAAAGTATAAAGTTTTCGTTTTTAGACATTTCCCCTATACCTTGTGCTATTATATCCCCATTACAGCATTCAATAGAATACGCATCTCTATCTCTACACAAGCAACCCCTACGACCGTTTCTAGGACTTGTTTTGCTTGGCGTAAAATACTTAGACCACTTAATCATTTTCTAGTTGTTTAAGTTTAGCTTCCGCCCAAGTTTTAGCCGATTTTCCACCCCATAATAAAAAAGAGATAGTTCCACACGCTTCTGTATCTTCTGGCTTGTAATACGCTTCTGCCCTTGATAAATAAGAGTACATTCTTTTTATCGTTTCTTTGCTTATTGGTTTACCTTGTGCTAATTGTTGCGCACGAACCTTACCAACTTGTGTAGCACATTTATTATTAACTTCTTCGTTTAGTTTTAAACCTCTTTTAGCGTTGTTACTTACTGAACTAGGATAGTCTGAATAGCTTTCTAAAACCATTTTCTTACCACCCTTAACACGCTTATCGTTTTTAATAATAGCTTTTATTTCGCCTAGTAAGTATTCAGCTTCTTCTTCTTCTATTTGTGCAAGTTCGTCTTTTATTGTTGCATCGTTTGGGCGTTCCATTTTGTCAGCGAAATATCCCTCTATACTGAAACCACGAACCACGCCCTTCTTCACAAACTCGTTCCAAATCTCATCGTTGTTCACTTTAACCGCACCAACCCAAGTTCCTAATGGTAAATCCATTCCGTACTTAACGCTTTTATCGTGTACCTTATCTTCAACTATCCAACTTTCTACTAAACTTAAACCCTCTAATTGGTGTTGATGTTCAAGTGTTGAGTTGTTTTGTTTGCTATTCATTAAATACATTTGACTAGCTTTCAAGACAGTATCTTTTGAAAAATATATATAGTACTCATCTTCGCCATTACGTCTATAAATAGGCTTGTTAGGTATTAATAAAGCACCCATTAATATTCTACGCTCTCCGTCTATTTCAGCAAGTTTAAATTCTTGGCTTTTTAAAGCGACAAAATCTTCTTCAATAGCTGGGTTTTCAACTACGCTTATAGCTTCAATTCCTAGCTCGCTTTCTTCGTCTAATATTAATTCGACTATTCTCATAATAATATATAATTAAATTTATTTATTTTTGTTTTTTATATTGTCGCTCCCTCAACTATATTGTTTTCTAAACTTTGTGCTGTTGTTACGTCATTAGATACTACATAAGCCTGAATAGGCTCGTTTGTTTGTTCTGCAACTGTATCAGCTAATACGCTTGTTTCACTTGCACCAACTACATTAAAACTTGGAGGAGCTGGAGCAGCACCAACCGAAGCACCCCCAGCTGAAGCACCACCGCCACCGCCACCTTTTGGGACTTTAGTTTTCTTAATGTTTTGTATTTGCTTCATACCAGCGAATACAGCGGCACCAGCTGCAGCCGCACCTAAAGCTGGACCTACAACAGGAATACCAGCTAAACTCGCATAAGAACTTTGTGCCGATTGATAGGTTTGTATTAATGTAGATGCGATAGCTAAAGCCTTACCTGCTGCGGTTTCCTTACCTGCAATTTCAGAAAACGAACTTAACGCATTTCCTACTTTAGCTAAATTTTCTTGTTTTGCCTTAGCTGTATTTTTATCAATTTCAACCTCTGCTTTATCAAGAGCTATTTTATTGTCTAATCTTTTACCATTATAAAAATCAATTATACTTTGTTTCTGTTCTTCAGTTGCACCTAGTCTATCAAGCTCTGCAAGTTTTCGTTCTTCTTCAAGATTTATTTTTTCAAGTTCAGTTTTAGCGTCTTTGTCTTTTTGTTTTTGTCTATACGCTTCTTGTATTTTTTCAATGTCAGTTAAGCGTTTTTCTTCTTTTGCTGCCGCTTCTTCGTTTCTTTTGTTTTCCTCATCAACACGTGCCTTATTTGCTGCCGCTTCTTCACGTCTTGACGTTAATAATTCAGTGCTTAATCTTTTTTGTAAATTAAGTCTTTGAGTTTCTAACTGTATAACACTAGCTTCTAATTGTGCGGCTTCGTTTAAATCGTCCTTATTGCTTTTAGTTAATGCGTTTTCAGTTTGCTTAGCTTCTAATCTAAGCTTAGCTACCTCAACCTCTTTTGCCGCTAGCTCATCACTTACTCGACCAGCTTCTTCTAAAAATTTAATTCTTTCCTGTGCTGTGAATTTATCTTTATTAACCGCCTTTTCTCTTAGTTCAGCTATTTTTCTTTCCGCTTCTGCTCTTTCTACTATTAAATCTCTTGCTTTCTTTTCTGCTGCTGCTCTTTGGTCTGCAATTTTCGCTGCTGCATTTGCATCATCAACAATTTCTTTAGTAAAATTTTTGACACTTTCAGTAGCTTTATCTATTGAATTTTTTACTCCAGTAATGCTATCAATATAACTACTACCAGCTTTTTTAGCGTCCTCTAAAGCACCTGAAAAATCGCCACTAAACACTTTCTTAAAAGCACTTCCTAAAAAACCTAAAGTGTCTATAATTGCTTCAAATCTATTAGTTATGTTTTCAACTATTAAATTTTTAAAGTCTATAAGGGCTTGTTTAGGGTTTTCAAATACAGATATTATACCCTCGCCTAAGTCAGCTAATAAATCTAAAAGGTTTCCTGTAACGCTACCTATAACCCCTAGTATTTTAGAAAATTTATTTTGTCCCTCTTCACTTCTTGTAAACGCTTGTCCTAAAGCTGTAATGGCTATTAATAAAGCACCAATTCCCGTACCTATAATGGCAACTCTTAAAGACTTAAATCCAGTAGTTAAGCTACCAACAGCACCCTTAAAAGCTGTAAACTTAGAAACTGCACCCCCAGTAGCTTTGTCAAGAGTTCCACTCATTGCTTGTGTGGATTTACTTGTTTCCTTGACTTCTTTGTTTACTCCATCAATACTTTTTTCTAAATCATTAACCCCCTTAACAGCACCTTTGCTATCTACGTTTAAATTAATTGTTTTTTCTATTGCCATTTTAATTCTTGTTTTAAAGCCTTGTAACCCTCTTTAATTGTTGTAGGTAATTTGTATTTACCTTGTGCTATTCGCAAATTTTCGGTTTCTCCGTTTGCGTACTTTAAACTTTCTATTATTAATTTTATCATAATGTTGTTTCAAATAAATCTGTGTCAAATGCTCCGGCCTCTTCGCCATCAACATCGTAAATTGCTCTTACAGATATTTTGTAAGTTGTATCACTATCTAAAGCTGAAACAGTAGAACCAAAAGAACCAGGGTTAGTAAAACCATTATAAATATCATCTACATAAATTTCGTACCTTAGAAGATTTGTGTCTGTAATAGAATTATATGTAAAGTCTATTGTACTACTTGTTTTGCTTGTTGTTTCTAAATTCTCAACTCTTTGTAAAGTTTGACTTTGTCCGTTTAAACTTTGCGAAGTATTAACGTTTAAGTTATATAATTCTAAGTCGCTTTTATTTGTTAGTAGATTTGTCTTTATAGAGTTTATTCTGTATTCTGTTGTTCCTATAATAAATATGTCATTTAATCTATATTTTAAAATTATATTTAATGGTAAGTAAGCAGATACATTAGTTTTTCTTGAATTCCTAGCAAATAGATTAGCTACGTAATTTCTATAATACTTAGTAAATAAATCATTTGACTGGTTTTGCTGTGCTGAACTACCAGTGCCGAGTGTGTATTCATCAACTTCAATACCAAAATTTAACGTTTGACTTATAGAACCTGTTGTAATATTTGAAATAGAATTAGATGGTCTTAAATAAGGGTTTATCGCAACATCTGTACCGTCTGGGTTTTCAAATGCTATTGGATAAACTGTTGTTGTGCTAAAACAATAAAATAATAAAGGCGAACCTATTGTTGGCTCAAACTTTTTATCTAACATAGCACCCTGAACGATTGTTGTTAATAGACCTGTTTGTTCGTCTGTTAATCTTTCATACATCATTTTCTCAAAATCAACTTCAACCTTATAATCGCCTCCGTCCCATTCGTCATTACCATAACTTTCGTGAGCAAATATATTGCCTTGCAACTCCTCTGCATATTGAACTAAATAAGACTTTTTGCTTTTAAAGTTAAATATCATATTTTTAAACTGCAATAATTTTGAAATTTTAGACTTGGTTGTATCTACATATTCAGTTATATCGTAAACTTTACCAGCGTTATAGTAATCATCTAAAGGCAATACCGTTATAATACCGTCCTCTTTATATGCAGTTAAATTAAACATAGTAAAGATATTTTTAAGAAAATCAAATATTTTCATTTTAGGCATTTGGTTAGCTATAATAATAGTATTTACAGAGCTTGGAGCTAATCTTTGGTAATTACCAGTATCTGTAACTTGAAAATTAGAATTAAGAACTCTATAACCTTTTTGAACTGTTAATGTTTGACTTAAACCTAAAGTATTTTCGCCATTTATATTTATAAAAATATCAATATCATTTTCACCATAATTATCTCTTGTAAACTCATATGTAAAAGTTTGGTTTCCAGTTCCGTCAATATCAAATAAAGTAGAGTTATCCGAAGCTCTTAACATTTGAACGTTGTAAGTTGTC